AGAAGGGGCTCCGGCGCGCGGTGGCCCAGACGGCGGCCCTGGCCGGGCTCGTCGGCACGGTTGGCGTGTTTCAAGGCTCCCTGGCCGGACAGTATGGCCAGGGAGTGGAGGGCGCGCGTCGGGAGTCCGAGATCGCGGTCTATGCGGCCACTCTGGAGTATGGGAACCCTTCGCGCTCCATTCGGGAGCGAGCTTGGATGCGCCGGGCGGTGGACCGGGGGCAGGCGGAATACCTGGGAATTCTCCAGCGCTGCCTGCCGAAGGTTCAGGACGGACTGATGACCCCTGATGCGGCCATCTTCACCGCTCTCACCCGCGCCCAGGCCGACATGAAGATGGAGATCACGGCGCAGCACCTGATTGATACGGGAGCCATGCGCAACTCGATTCAGGTGGACGTGTCCCCGGCGCGGAGGGAGGGATGACGCTGCACGCGGCGCTACAGCAGCGGTGGCAGGTGGTGAGCGAGACGAACGGCGCTTATCTCGACGGTGTGTGGTCCGCCACCCTGGAGACCGCCGAGGTGGTCGGCGTCTTGCAGCGTCTGACCCCGCGCCAGATGGAAGCGCTGAGCGAGGGCCAGAAGGAGGCCCGCGTCGAGTGGACCTTCCTCCTGCACGGCGGCACGCGCGGCCTGAACCCGGCCATCGAGGGCCGCACGGACGGCACGCGGCGCGCGGGATCCAAGGCGGACCGGCTGATCGGGCCGCTCGACGTGGTGGACAAGCATGCCAGGAACGTCTTCGAGGTCTACGAGCTGGCCTTCGAGGACGCGGCACCCTGGCATCCCCAGCCGATCCGACATGCGCGCTACCTGCTCCGGCTTGTCACGCCGCCCATCGGCGGGGAGGAGGTGGTGACATGACCACCGTCCGCCGCCAGTACTCGCCGGAGCCGTGGGAGTCCGCCTTGCAGGCATGGCTCCAGCGGGCGCTCCGAAAGGAGGTCGCCGCCATCCCGGTGATCTACGCCAACCAGGCCGGGCCGCGCCCTGGCTGGCCGTTCGCCACTCTCCAGGTCATCAGCGTGACGGACGTGGGCACCGGCGAGCGGTCGCTCGTGGATGACCCCGTGACCGGCGATCCCTACGAATTCCGGGTGGACCAAATCAAGCGCGGCACGGTGAGCGTCCGCGCCTTCGGGCATCAGGCGCGCGGATTGACCCATCAGGCCGATCTCGACTGGAAACTCCCGGAGTCCGTCGAGGCCAACCGCCAGGCGGGACTGTCCATCATCGCGGCCGTGTCCGGGCCGCTCGACATCCCATCGTTCGAGGACGGCCAGCCGTACCTCGGCAGTCAACTCGACCTCGCCTTCCTCTTCCACCTGCGCCTCTCCGAACGGATCGGCGCGGTGGCGAAGATCGAGGCGACCGGCAGCGTGGACGGGGTAGCCCTTGAAGTGGACTACCCATAACAGGAAAGGAATACTCCCATGTCCTTCGACAGACTGATCGCCGTGGACGTGAACCTCGACGCGGCAAGCGTGGGCCGCACCGCCTTCGGCGTGCCGCTGATCATGACCGCGCTGGCCACCGGCGACTACGCGATCACCGCCGTCTCGGTTCCCGCCTCCACCTTCGGCATCGCTGGCGACCATGCCGCCGCCTTCAAGCAAGGCGAGGTCTTCCGCGTGTACGGATCGACCGGGAACGACCGGACCTTCACATGCTCGATTGACTCCACCTTCGGCGCGGGCACCACCACGATCACCGTGGTGGAGACCATCGCCTCGGCCGTGGTGGACGGCTACATCCTGGAGCCGGACTTCGCCGGATTCTACAAGTTGTACTCCTACCCATCCGAGGTCGCCGCCGATCAGGACTTCTTCGGCGTGGCGGCGGACGTGGATGAGATCTGTCAGGCGTTCGCCCAGAACCCCCGGCCCAAGCAGATCGCGGTCGGCGTCTGGGGCACGGGCCACGCCACGATCAGCGAAGCCCTCGATGACCTCTTCGAGGTGTGGCGGGGATTCTACTGCTTCGCGGTCAAGGACGCCCTCGCCGCCTCCCTGGTCGCCACCCCGAACACCGGGACCGCCTCGGCCTGGGCCGAGACGAACAAGCGCCTGCTCTTCGCGGGGAGCGACAACGCACTGATCCCCAACTCCGCCGTCGAGACCACCTCCATCGCCTACCTCGCCGAGTCTCTCGCCCTGGAGTACACGCTGGTCTTCTACCATCCGACGGTCGCCGAGATGGCCGCGTGGTCCCTGGCCGCGAAGTACTTCGCCTTCAACCCGGACTCCTACGCCACCATCGCCTACTGCCAGACCCTGACCGGGGTCACGGCCCAGAACTACAACTCGACGCAGCAGACGAACATGAACACGAAGCGCGCCAACTACTACACCACGATGGGCGGCGTGGGCGCGGTCGGGATGGGCTACACGGCCGCCTCGCGTTGGCTCGACGTGCGGGTGGCCGCCGACTGGCTCGGCGCGCGGGTGCATGAGGAGCTCATGCAGGCGTTCGTCAACGCGAGCAACGCGGGCCGGAAGATCCCCTACACGGACGCCGGTTTCGCCATCCTCGGCGCGAAAACCAAGGGGGTGCTCCAGCGCGGCGAGGGGATCGGGCACTTCGTCGAGGGGTCCTCGGCGGTGGACATGCCCGCGCTGGCCGACATCCCGCAGGCCGACCGCGACGCGAGGCTCCTGCGCTTCCGGTTCGGTACGCAGCCCTCCGGCGCGGTGCAGGAGGTGGAGATCATCGGGACGGTGAGCACGTCCTTCACCGCCTCGTAACCGAGAGCGAACACCTGACTGAAAGGAGTCGGAACAATGCCCGTGACCAACCCCCTTACCGGCACCTACGACATCAAGGATGTCGCGGTGGCCATCAACGGCATCCCGCTCGACGGCTGGGCCGACGGCGACGCGGTGACGATCGTCCACCAGAGCCCGACCTGGGCCTCCCGCGCCGGGAGCGGCGGCGAGGTGGCGCGCGCGAAGAACAACGACCGCCGCGCCACGATCACCTTCAATCTCCTGGCGACGAGCATGGTCAACACCATCCTCGACGCCTACCGGATCGCCGACGAGGCCACCGGCCGGGGGTGCTTCTCCCTCGCCATCGTGGACGCCCGGAGCGGATCGTCGCTCGTGAGCCCGCAGGCGTGGATCACCAAGCGCCCGGACCGGACATACGGCGCGGAGGTGCCGGTGATCTCCTGGGAAATCGAGGCGGGCTCCACCCTGGAGGCGAACATCGGCACGATCCCCACCCCGCTCGGCTGAGAGCGGGCCTGAGAAGAGGCGACGATGGAAGCTACCGAAAACCTGAGGACCGGCCAGCGGTCCTTCACCGTGGCCGATGATTCCGGCCACGAGCACGCCTACACGCACACCCTGCACGGTGCGCGTGACGGCTTCCGGCTCCTGCTCCGGCTCTCCAAGGTGCTCGGCCCGTCCCTCGGCGAACTGATCGCGGCCGGGGGCGGCATGGAGGGCGAGGTCGGCTATGACCGGGTGGGGGCGGCGGTGCAGGCCGCCGCCGCCGCCCTCCTCTCCGACCAGGAGATGGTGGAGCAACTCCTGCGGCATACCTTCCGCGACGGCGAGCGGCTGGACGGGCATCGCTTCGATTTGGCCTACCAAGCCAACTACGGCGAACTGCTCGTTGCCATGCGGCGGGTGATCGCGGACAACTTCGGGGACGCCCTCAAGAGGCTGGGCGTCCCTTTCGACGCGGCGGTCCCGGCCGCCGGGGTCGGCTCCGACAGGAAGTCGGCGAAGCCGTCGCCCGGATCGCCGAAGAAAGCGGCGTCGAGTGGATGATCTGGCGTCCTGTCGCCGACGGCCTCGCCTCCGGGCTGGAGGAGGTACGGCTGGCCTGGTCAGTCGGCGACCTGCTCGAAGCCCACGCGGCACTGGACGCGCGGGCGGAGATTGAGGCCCTGGTCGCGGAAGAGGCCGAGCGGGACTCGGCCGCGCGGAGACGATGATGCCGGTGGTCCGCGAGCTCGTGACGAAGCTGGGGTTTCAGGCCGACACGGCGGGCGCGAAGAAGTTCGAGCTTTCCCTGGCCGGCGTGCGGAAGGCGGCAACGGCCCTGGCCGCCGCCGGTGCGGCGGCTGGCGGCGCGCTGCTGGCCATGACCTATGAGCTCGCGGCGGCCGGGAACACGGCGGCGAAGCAGGCCCGGATGTTCGGCCTGAGCGTCCAGAGTTATCAGGAGTTGAGTCACGCGGCGGAGCAATCGGGGGCCTCCATCGCGGAAGTCACCGATGTCATGAAGGACCTCTCGAAGAACGCCTATGACGCGGTGCATGGGAACGTTCAGTTTGCCGAGATGTTCAAGCGGCTTGGCGTCACCCTGACCGATTCGGAGGGCAAGCTCCGCAGTCAGGAAGACCTCTTCATGGATGTCGCGGAGGGGATGAAGTCCCTTACCGACGACACGGAACGGCTCGCGTTGTCCGAAAAGCTCCTGGGCGGCTCGGCCAAAAAGCTGCAACCTCTTTTCGACGCCGGACGGGAAGGCATCGCGGCCATGCGGGCGGAGGCGCGCGGGCTGGGCATCGTGCTCGGCGAGGACGTGGTGCGCGGATCGGAAAAGTTTACCTCGACGGTGGACGGGCTACGGAAGGCCTTCCGTGGAGTGCGGTACACCATCGGCGCGGCGGTCATGCCCGCGATCACCGAATACGCGGCGGGAATCCGCGATCTGTTCATCGCCAACCGGGAAGTGCTCGCGCAGAACATCGGCGGAGCGCTGAAGGGGCTGGTCGCGGTCCTCCGAGCACTGCTTCAACCGCTTTTCATCGTGGTCGGCTTGATCCGCAGGCTCGTTGCCGCAATGGGCGGCCTTGCCAAGGCGGCCCGGATAGCCGGGATCGCCCTGGCCATCGTCTATGGTCCAAAACTCCTGGCCGGGCTCAAGATGGGGATCGGGCTGGTCACCGGCATGGGCAAGGCCTTTACCTGGCTCCGCGCAAAGGCACTCATGGCCCACGCGGCCATGCTGCTGATCGTCACGGCGATCGCCCTGGTCATCGAGGACATCTATCAGTTCTTTACCGGCGGCGAATCTCTCGCCGGGCGGTTGATGGACTGGCTCGACACGTGTAACTCGAAAATCGCCTCCTGGTACCGCGACAACGTCCGGCCGATCTTCGAGTGGATCGCGGACAAGCTGATGAAGTTCATCGAGGCGCTCGACGCCATCGGCGGGAAGGCGTCGGCCATCCGCGAGATCGGCGAGGCGCTCGGCCTGTCGAGCACGGAATCCGAGCAGGTGCAGCAACAGCGGCGGCGCGCGGCCGGGACGCTGAGCAAGGAGCAGCGGTCGGCGATTGAGCAGCGCGCCCGCGAGGTCGGCGCGGCGCGCGGGCTGTCCGAGGCGGAGGTGCGGCGGCTGGCCGTGACGATGGCCGCGCGACAGGCGGAGCGCAAGGCCGCTCCCGGCGGCGCGGCCGTGACGGTCGGGCAGGTGGCCGTCACGGTGCAGGGTACCGCCGACATGAACGAGGAGCAGATGCGGCGCGCGGTGTCGGCCGGAGTCCGCGACGGGCTGGCGAAACCGCTCCGCGACCTGCAAGCCGCGACGGCAGGAGGGGTGGAATGAGTGAGGGACCGCCCCTTGTCCGGCTGCGCTCCACCACCGGCGGCACGATCTACGATCAGGTCACCGGCCGCGACCTGTTGACCTTCGACGCTTCGGTCCTGGAGCAGCATGACCGCTCTTCCACCACCACCGACCACCCGGTGGAGGACGGCTCGGCGATTACCGATCACGTACAGCTCGACCCGATCACCCTGACCGTCATCGGGATCATCTCGGCGACCCCGCTTTCCGCCACCATCGAGGAGGAGCAGGACCGCGACTGGATCACCTGGGATGAGTTGGTCCGGCTGTGGAAGAACGCCGTCCTGCTCACCGTGGCGACGGCCCGGCTGGATTATGAGAACATGGTGATCGTCGGCCTGTCCGATGCGGACGCGGAGGGCGGCGCGCAGTGGATCGAGGTGACGATCACGCTGCGGCAGATCCAGACGGTGGCCGCTCGGACGGTGGAGCTGCCGCCGGAGCAGATGGACGCGCGGGTGCGGCACAACGCGCCGGGCAACCGCAACACCGGGCGGCAGGCGCAGGCGAAGGCGAGCGACACGGATGCCGCCGGAGAGCAGCGGTCGAAGTCCGTGCTGGCCTCCCTGGCCGACTCGATGTTGTAGAAACGCCAACGGCCGCCCGAAGGCGACCGTTGACGCGAGAAGGAGACAAGCAGCATGGATAGGATACCACAACCGGCGAGCGTGTCAAGAAAATGATCCTGCCGACCTTCAACAACCTGGGGAACAATGAAGGGCTGACCGACTGGACCATGACGGTGCAGCTCGACGGCCGGTCATTCATGCTCCGGTTCCAGTGGTGCGACCGGATCGGTGCGTGGTACGCGGACATCCTCTCCCCGGATGGGCAGGTCATCCGACAGGGCTGCCGGATCGTGCCCGACTGGCCGCTCTTCGCGCGGCTCCGCGAGGAGCGCGCCCCGGCCGGGCGGCTCATGTGTGCCTGGGTTGGCGACGGTGTTCCGGTGGTGGACCGGACGAACTTCGGCCGGGACGCGAAGGTGGTCTATCTGACTTTGGCGGAGTGCGACGAGATCAGGGATGCGGCGGCGGCAACCGATGAAGTCCTGAGCGTGACGGTGGTCTGATGGACAAGCAGTTTTTCAACCGCGTGGTGGTCCTGGACGCCGGGCTCCCCGGCCAGACCGGCCGCTCGTGGTCGGGGCTGCGGATCGGCTTCGAGGTGGAGAAGCTGGGCGACAAGACCCCGGACACGGCCGCCATCGAGGTCTTCAACCTAAACCCCGACTCCCGCTCTTTCCTGAGCGAGCCGGGCACCGTTGTCCGGCTGGCGGCGGGGTACACGGGCCAGGGCGACAGTCCGCCGGAGGTCTTCATGGGCGACATCCGCCCGGAGTCCATCGTCCATGCACGGGAGGGGACGGACATCGTGAGCCGCTTCGAGGCGGCGGACGGCGGGGTGAAGCTCCAGACCACCCGGCTTGCGGCCTCGTTCGCCGGGCCGATCGGCACCCGCGACCTGCTCCGCGAGGTGGCGGCCAAGATGGGCCTCGACTACGCCCAGCTCCCGGACGCGCTCCCGGATCAGCAGTACATGTGCGGGTACTCCATCTTCGGTCCGGTTCGGGAGTCGCTCGACGACATCGTGCAGTCGGCCGGGGCGCGGTGGACCGTGCAGGACGGGGAGCTTGTGGTGACGATGGACGGGGAGGCGACCATCGAGGTGGCGGTGCTGCTCTCGCCGACGAGCGGGCTGATCGGCGAGGTGGAGCGGATGGGGACCACGGCCGTCCGGGTCACGTCGCTCCTGAACGGCCGGATCAAGCCGCGCCGTCGGTTGCAGGTGGAGTCGGCGGGCTTCACCGGCATCGTGAGGCCGACCACGGTCCGGCACTTCGGCGACGCCGGATGGTCGCCGGACTTCTACACGCAGGCGGAGTGCGAGGTGGTGTCATGAGCGAGCGCGTGCCGGTGGACTTCGCGGCCGTGCTCGACGCGGCCACCCGGCGGGCGATCCGGCGGCTGCACACCGCCGCGCCAGGCGTGGTGGAGTCCTATGACCGCACGGATCGGCGGGCGACGGTGCGCCCGGTGTGTCGCGGCCGGTGGGAGGGAGAGGACGGGGCCGTGCGCTACCCGGCCGTGACGGATGTGCCGGTCCTTTTCCCCTCCGGCGGCGGCTTCTCCTTCTCCTGGCCGCTCGCGGCCGGAGACACCGGGCTCCTCATCTTCGCGGAACGGTCCATCGGCGAATGGCTGCACCAGGGCGGAGACGACGTGACCCCCTCCGCGCGGCGGGCCTACGACCTGTCCGACGCGGTATTCATTCCCGGCCTGGAGTCCTTTGCGTCGGCCACGGCCGGGGCGGACGCGGCCATGTTGATCCAGAGCCCCGGCGGCGGCAAGGTGGGCCTCGACGATCAGGACAGGCTGGCGCTGGTGGGAATGGGAGCCGGTGTCGGGAATCCCAGCCCCATCTCCTACCCGCCCCCGGCAGCGCTTCGCTCCCTCTTGCAACTCCTGCGGGACCTGATTGTCTCCCTGCGCGGCGGCGTGGTGCCACCGGCGTTCCCACCGCTGCCCGTGGTGAACATCGCTGCCGGGGAAGTGCTTCCCGCGCTCGACTCCTACCTGGTTGACCTGTGGAACTTGCTCGGAAGCATGGAGGCCCCATGATCGTGAACGCCTACGACGTGGCGGTCTCCCTGGCCAACACCCGCTTCAAGGGCGCGACCTGGGGCGAGGTCAACTGCACGGAATTCGTCGAGGCCGTGCTTACCGAGCAGATTCGCGCGGCCATGAGCGACCCGACTTTCCGGCTGCCGGTGGCCGTCATGCGGCGGCTGCACGTCTCGGACGTGTCCCCGGCGGACCTCCCGGCCATGATCCTGAGCGGGTGCGTCCGCGCGGGCGGCGTGGCCTCGGCCATCGTGATCGGATCGTGGGGGTGGTGGGTCGCCCCGGCGAACGCGCAGCGTAGCGACTACGCCCAGTGGTGGCGACGTGGATTCGACGGGAAGTGGGAGGGGCACGCATTCATCGTGGAAGACGCGGAGGTTGCGAAGTCGGCGGGAGGCGTGGTAACATGCCGGGCGTATGGGGCGCACCGAAGTCTGAACGGAATCGGCACGCACCCCAAGCGCTTCGCGCTCTCCGGCGGCCCGGACCGGCGGGTGTACCTGGCCCGCGTGAAGCTCGGAGGCTGAGATGACTCTGGCCGAAAAGGCAACCGAGGCGAAGCGGAAGATCGAGAAGGCGATCGGCGACCTGTTCGCCGCGCTCGACAAGGTGGACTGGCCGCCCGCGTGGGCGGAGTCCGGCCGGGCCGAGGCGGAGGACAAGACGATCCGCATCATCGCCGATGAGGTAACCCGGATGAGCCGGA